TCTACTGTTACGTCACCAGAAACTGTTAAGCTACCTAAAGTACCAACGCTTGTAATGCTAGTCTGTGCAGCAGTAAGTACAGAACCTGTTAAGTTACCAGTTACGTTACCTGTAACATCACCTGTGACATCACCAGTTAGATTACCAGTAACATTGCCAGTCACATTACCCGTAAGATTACCTGTGACATTGCCTGTAATAGGTGCAGTAACACCAGCAAACGTAGGGCTATCAGTAGTAGCAACACCTTGGTTCATTGCTTTGACTGAGGCTTCACTGGTTAGCTCACTGTCCATTAGGGCACCAGCAGCAGTTACGTTAGCTGTGTCTGTTACATCTGCACTGGCTTCTATACCATCAAGTTTGCTATGGTCAGCATCAGTAAAGGCATTAGTATCTGCATTGGACTCATAAGCAGTCTTAATTTCAGCAGCAGTCTGGTCAGCAGTAGCTCCTGATTCAATACCATCCAGTTTAGTACCGTCTGTAGCTACGTCACGCCCGTCTATAAGGCCATCAGTAGTTAAGTTACCCGATACCACAGGGGTAGATAAAGTCTTGTTAGAGAGCGTCTGAGAGCCTGTGAGAGTCGCTACAGTGCTGTCAATAGCAAACGTAACAGCGTTAAGAGCGCCACTAGTGTCAATACCAGTGCCCCCAGTAAGCGTAAGTGTCTCTGAGTCTAAGTCAATACTCAGGGCACCACCAGTATCTGCTTGGAAGTCTAAGTCCTGTGCAGTTACCTGAGAGTCTACATATGCTTTGACTGACTGCTGTGTAGGCAGTAGTGTTGCACTGTCGGATGCCATGTTGTCCTCATCGACAAAGGCAGTGATAGAGATAGAGCCGTCTGACAGTGTTTCAAATGCAGTAGTACCTGTTAACGTAGAGTTATTAGAGTCTGCTTTAGTAGCTGATGCAGTTTCAATGTTATTAAACTCTGTATCAATCTCAGTACCTTTTACGATCTTTGCAGCATTACCTGAAGGCAGGGAATCTTTGGCTGCAAAGTTTGTAGTTTTTGTGTAGTTACTCATTAAATTGATCTACCTATAAGTGCTTCTATGTTCACATCTTGTATTGAGAATTGTTTGTCGTTAATTGTAGCCTCTAAACCAATGGTGACTACACGCCCTGACCCAGTTGTTTTAGTGGTTGCTTTGTTTACAATAATAGATGCGTTGTACTGCGAGGTTGCTACGTTGTACTCAGAAATACCATACTCTGCAATAGACGCATCATCTACTGTCAACAGTTGTTTTGTGTACCCTTCTGTGTAGTCGTAACCCCAGTTTAATAATAGCTTTGTAGCTTGTCCACCTACAATAGTAAATGTAATTTCTTTTAGTATTTTTAGTTTACTAGCGTCACCAAAAGAAAGTGCATTAGTAAAGTACTTCATTGTGTAAGTAGAGGTATCGTCTAGGAAACCTTCGTACTCACTAATGCCCTTAGAGCTACCAAAGTATACTTCATTGTCATCTGTAGTTGTAGCGCACAGTATGCCAGTAAAGGGCCATGTAGTTGCTCTGTTTGCTCCGTTTTCTAGCTTGCCTCGCATATCAAAACAGAACACAAGATTGTTAACTTCAGGCAAAATAAGAAGATAAAAAGCGTCTTCTTCACTGTAGACTGACTTGATGTTGCCTGTTTCTACCGATACAGCAGTCATCAATGTGTCTCTGACATTTACAGAAATGTCTCCAATAGGACTGGACTTTTCCTGTATTACTCTGCCTAAGCTACGTACACCAGAGTCAGACAAAAATATCAAGTCTGTACCTATAGACTGTACACTGTCTCTAGCTATACATCCTATACCTGTAATAGTGTCTGCTAATGTCATTGTAGATGGTGAACTTGCACCAGAGTACAATAGAATACTACGCTTGCCAAAGATGACTAAAAAGTCATTAAACTCCCTAAGTGCTACAATCTCATCGTAACCTGTAGGCCATACCGTAGTTACGTCTAGTGATCCTGAAGCGCCTCCGTGAAAATTATCACCATCCAGTAAATCAGAGAAAAATAAAGTATAACTATTGTTTGTTACATCTGCTACAAAGAGCCTACCAAAAGCTGCTAATACTTCGTTACCCGCTGGTGCTGCATGACCACCATCTGTTACTGCTACAAGAGTAGTGCTACCAGCAACACTTACTAATGCTGCGTGACCTCGCTGAAAGAAATAGATGTCATTGTTAAAACTAACAATCTTCCAATTGTTAGCAGTAATACTGTAGCCGCCGGGTAGTGTTACTTCAGTTAATGTAGTAGTCCCTGTAAATATCTTGTTGTTACCAGCAGAGAAGACTATTTTAGTTCCATCTCTTTTAACGTACTCAAAGACAGACTCTATACCATCACTAGAACCTAAAGGCGTAGCACTGGTTGTGAGCTTCTTTAGACCTTTACGAGCACCAATACGTCCAAATTTATCTATCACTACATTCTCTGCAATAGCTGCAAATGTAGCGTCTTGAGCTACAGGAGACTCCTGTGTGTTAAGTCCCTTAAACCCCGGCGCAGCAATGTATATATGTTCTCTTTGCTGAGCCATTAGGGTACTCTGTAGATAAATTCTTCAGGATTCTTATAAGCATCTAGCGCAACAGCGTCCGACAAGTGCTTATCTGCAATCAAGAAGTAGTCTTGTGCAGTAGTGCCTCCTGTCTCTCCACGCTCTCTAGCCAGTAGTGCTACAGCATTGTGTACAATAGCATTCTTAGGCAGTACTGTAGTGTCTGTGTCTAAAGTTAGTTCATTCTCTCTTGCAATAAGGTCAAAGCGCAAAGAGTAAACTCCAGATGGCTTAGGGTACACACGTATCTTAGTGTCCTCGTTACTGTCTATGCCACTGAACGTATAGGAGTCTGGAGTGCCTGTGACTTCACCGGAGATATAATATGCGTTGTTAAACCAGTTAGGTGACTCATAGCGCATAAAAAAGTTTGATGTGTCGTTAATAGCACTATATATTTTAACACGTTCTCCAGCGTTTGTCAAGCTATATTCTGTAGTATTTTCAACAGTAGGTACAACTACAGTTGTGCGTAGTGCAGACCAGTCATGTGAATCCTCTACAACTCTCTTAGCATCATTTACAAAGTCACCTACCATTTTACTGTAGGTGTTCTGTGTAATCGTAGATACTTCTTCTTCACGAAGCCGACGCAGTACCTCGTTTACTATTGTTAGATAACTGGTACTCATCTACCGTTTGCTCCGTATAAATTTTGCATAACTGCTTCTTGTAGTAAAGCATCGTTAAATAAACCTAACCTGTTTTGCACTTGGTCTGGGAACAATGCTGAAAAGGACGTAAGGTTGCGTATTTCATCCGCTATTGTCTGAGCATAGTCAGCTTGTGGGGCATAAGAAGCAGGAGCTTGATAACCTTCGTACTGTGGTGCTAACTCTAGTAACTCAGGGGCTTGATATGTTTTTCTAAACTGATAGTCCTCAAAGTCAGGTGGTGTATAGCCTCCAGTGCCTCCAGCACCTCCACCCATGCCAGCAAGAAGACCTAAGCCCAGCCCTGCACCTATGCCTGCACCAGCGCCTTGGCCTCTACCTGTGCCCAGCCCTTCGCCATATTTTGCTTCACCAAGAGCTTCACCGGCAGCTACAGCTTCTCCGTATCTAGCTTCTGCGGCTGCTGCATCTGCTTTTGCTTGTGCTTCTGCTGCTGCCCTAGCAGCTTCCGCTGCGTCTGCCCTAGCTTCTGCTTGAGCAATAGCTTCTTGTTCTGCTGCTGCTTTAGCCTCTGCTGCGGCCCTAGCTTCTTCTGCTTTTCTAGCTTCTTCCGCTAAACGTGCTGCTTCAGCTTCTGCTTGTCTCTGTGCTTCAGCTTCTGCCTCCATCTGGGCAGTAGTGTCTTCAGCAGTAGTGTCCTCCAAAATGTCCGTAGGTTGTGTAGTCGTAGGAGGCGTAGGCTCGCTTGTAGGGGCAGTAGTAGCTACAGGTGTAATTGGTGGAGCTACTGTAGGTTGTGGAGCTACTGCTGCTGCTGCTAATGCAGGAGCAAAACTAGAGAACAAAGAACTAGTAATTGACCCAGATGGAAATGCAGGCCGGGGCACAACAGGTGTTACCGTTGCGCTGGGGGCAGAAGGAGATACTACAGATGTTGCTGGTGCTGATGCTGCCCCACCTGATGCTCCACC